AGGGTTACGGGTTTGCGCTTCGTAGTTGATGGAGAATACATCGCCCTGACCGGCGTACTTCTCAATCTCTTCGCGCTCGTAGCCCATAGCAATAAGTTCGGACATCGTACGCAACGAGCGATGCCCCACATACGCAGCGGTATCGAGATCACGTGCTTCGCGGGCAATCAAGAACTCTTCTGGCGGCACCGATTCGATGACCACCTTGTTACGCGGAACCTTGCGGCGGATTGTAATGTTGAACTTAACTTCAGGAGGAGCAATTTCTTGACCGTCTGGACCAAGCACCGCTTTTTGGTGCACGATCTCTTCCATCTTAACAAGTTCACAACTTTCGTCTTGCGTTAAAATTGAAACTTCAGCCTGATCTAACCCCGTGTAATCTGCTTCGCTAATCTCGGTGTCTTCGGACCAACGCCATTTAATAATACCGGTCTTGCGCACCAAAGCATCCTTGAACGCACTGTGCAGGATGCTAAAGCCCGGATTATCGTTGTAGAACACAAAGTTGACGTAATCCGTGGCTTGTTCGGCAATCTCGATATTGTTCTCATTGCGTGGGGCATACTCAACAACCTGCTCAGAAGCGGTAAAGATACGGAGCAGCGATGGGATCATCGCTTGCACTACGTCGCGCACTTCCGTCATCACAATCTGGCTGCGCCCTTCTTCCTCGTTGCCGAGGGGGTCGCCACGATAATATTGCGTTGCCTGTGCGCGGCCCGGTGCAACAAAGCCGTCAATGTAATCTACGGCGTCATCAATCGATGACTTTACGCTCGCAGAAAACTGCGATTCAGACATTTCCTCATGCGGGTCAGGTTCATTATTAAACTGCGTAGGTTCCGCAGTATAATCCTCACCGAGCAGCGCACTCTGAGACGACTGCGACATGCCTGCGTAATTGCTTGCCATTATTTCTTCCGTGTTGCTTTGGCCTTGGTGCCTTCAGCACCCTTGACCTTTCCCGCATTGATAGAAGCGTAGAATACGGATTCGCCTTTCTTGGCACCGTATTCTTTTTTCATAGCTGACTGAATCTTTGCACCCTTTTTGGTCAAAGGCATTAAACCAACTCCGTCACCGTCACGTTTATATCCACGATACTACCGCGCAAAAACGCAAGTTTTTCGCCGGGGGCCACGTACATATATTCAGTCCTACCCGATGGGATAAGCGCGTTTGACGTAGTTGCAGTAGGCGTTGCGCCTTTGGCAAAGTGCACGTGTGTACTATTGTTTGATACCGATACGCGCACAAGCGTTGTACCTGTAGCAAACGCGCCCGTAGTAGAACTTGCTGCGCCAGCGGTTATAGGATGAACCGTGCTAAAAACGCCAACGATATCGGGGAACTGAAACCCCGCATCATCTTTTTTTTGAAAGCTCATTTCATTTTGCCTTTCATCATCGCCTTATCCTTGGCGGTGTCTTTCTTGCCGCCTTCTTTCATGCCCTTATCGGACTTAACATCGGCCTTGGTCTTTTCAAACTTTGTAGGAGCATATTTACGCATGGGTTCGCCTTATTTCAGGTTGACTAGTTTATAATGGGTCGATGAATACAACGCGAGCAAATCATCAATAAGGTTTTGAAGCAGCGTAACCCCTTGCGCTATCTTTGCACGGTTATCGGCAATCCAAATCGCTTCGTCGCCAATTTGTTTGGCGATGTGGTCTTTAGACATAGTTTTTTGCGGCACGGGGCCAATTAAACCAAACCAACCTTGATATGCTTCTACGATCCCGTCGATTTTTTCAATCACTTCGTCGTAGAAACTTCCCAATGCCATGTGCTCGGAAAAAGACTTCGTGGCCCAATGCGCAAGGTGCGCAGCGTTACGGATAGCAAAGGCATGGGAGACGAGCTCTTCGATCATCTCACATGCCCTTCTTGGACGCCTTCATGAATTGCGTTGGCTTGACGCCGTTGTCCTTTTTGGCCTTTGGCTTCTGCTGGGCTTCGCCCTTGCCGAAGTTGGCAGGATCGCGTGCACCTTTGGTGTGCATCGGGCCGTGAAGGGTTTTTGGCATTTTGGTTTTTTCTTTAAACATTATTACATTCCTATAACTGGTTTGGAACCGATCAACGGCAGACCTGCCGCAACTTTGCGCTTGACTGCACTTGTGCGGCCAGCTTTAGTAACTGCCGCGTGTTGGGCAGGAGACTGTGGCTTTATCGACGCCTTTCTTGGCGCGAGAGTATCTGGATGCAAATTAAACCCGCCTGACCCCTGCGGGGTCATGGAAATGTTGGAGTTCGCCGTAGCAAATGCATCGTGCAAGTCGGAGAATTTATTTTTCATTGCATCGGTCCTGTGAAGGGAATTGCGTGGAATATACCTGAATTACACCACACCCGCAATGGCGCGTTTCAAGGACTTGCCAGACACCCATCGCGATGCTCGGCCCCCTACCATCGCAGCTCCGCTGGCGAAGGTTAGGCAGAGAGCATCGGCAATGTCGGGCGACCGCATACCGCGCCGTTTCATCTCGGATTTACCTTCCACCTTAATCTTTCCGTTGGAGGTAAAGCCGTAAGTTGGAGCGCAAAGCTCTTGCCGTAATTCGTCTGAACGGGGCAACTTGCAAGTTCTCTGGTTAAGCCAATCCCGCACCGCCAGCCAAAGTTCGTCGCGGAGGCGTGCCGCTTGTGGGTTCATCGCCGCTGATTCAGAGACATTAACATCGCGCACGTTATGTCCAAGCTCGCGTAGACGGTCAGCAACGCCAGACCCCAATCCGATAGAATCAACGCAAATTTCAGAAGGTTGGTCAGTTTCGGCTTCATGCACAATCCTTCCCACCGTTTCCATTAGATCGGCACCGGTCCATGATTTGATCTCGGTGACAATCTGCCCTTGCCGTTTGACAATACAAGTCCGGTCATCACCAAACCTTGCCACGTCAATACCATATATAATCGGTTCGTGCCGGTCGAGCACGATGTCCCGCTCCATTGCACCCTCGACTAATTCCGCCGCAATCAAGACATCATCCTCACGCAGTGAGAACTCTCCCAACACGCGGACGCGGAACGCATTTGACGCCTCGCCGTAGGTAGCTTTGATCTGATTGATAAAGTCTTCGGACACGAGCGGGTTGTCTCGGCAGGAGACGTGCATCGTGTACCAATCGGACGAAAGCTGGTGATGCGTCTTGAAGAACAAGCCAGTGTTACGGGTCGGGTTCCCGATTAACACGGTCGTTGCGCTATGGCCCGACATGCTGCCTGCGGCAGATTCAAATACGGGTTCGGGAATAGCCGAGGCTTCGTCGCAAATAATCAGCACGTTCTCGGAGTGGATACCGGCGAGTGCTTCGGGGCGGTCGGCGGAGGAAGTACGCGCCGACATGAAGCTCGACTCAGGCGCGTGTTTGTGCACGATGCGGTCGGAGAATACGTCAAGATTGTCCCGTAGATATTCGGGCAGGGCGTTCACCCACCGTTTCACTTCAGAGAACAGAGCGTCGAATAGCTGTCCCGCCGTGGGAGCAGTGACGACCGATTTCTGTGGATAACGTGTTAGCATGAACCAAACAAGCGCCCAAGAACACACGGTAGACTTGCCAACGCCGTGACCTGCACGAACTGAAATGCGTCGCTCGCCCCTTGCCAGCGCTACCAGAAACTCTCGCTGCCAAGGCAGTGGCGTGGCTTTTAAAACGTTCTCGACAAACTCAACTGGCTTGTTGCGGTAGGCTTCAATAAAGAAAGCATAAGCCTCCTCCATAGTTTTTATATTTTTTGGATCGATGGCAGATTTGGCAACGGGGGGTACGGGGGTGGGGTCCGTCGGTTTTTCTGTGTGTATTAAAATAGGGTGGGTATCTATAGAACCACCCCCGCCGACCCCCAATGCCGGGGGGCTTTTTTGGTTCTTGCCCTTATCCTTGCGCGTCCTTGCGTCCACATTACCCAACGTCATTGCCTCCTACGTCCGCGTCTGCGTCCAGATTGTTTAACGTTATCAAGACGTTAGCTGACTGATCTGTTAGTGAGTGAAC